GCCCGGCTACGCAGCTTTGATCCTGCGCCGCACGTTCAAACAGCTGTCGCTGCCCGGGGCGATCATGGCCCGCTCGAAACAGTGGCTTCGCCCGCATCCAGAAGTCCACTGGTCGGACGACGACAAGACCTGGACGTTCCCTTCCGGGGCCACGCTGACGTTCGGATTCCTCGAGCACCCAGACGACATCTACCGGTATCAGGGGCCGGAGTTTCAGTACATCGCGTTCGACGAGCTAACCCAGTTCAACGAGACGCAGTACGCCTACATGTTCTCCCGGCTGCGGCGCCATGTCGATGTCGATGTGCCGGTACGGATGCGTGCCGCGTCGAACCCTGGCGGTGTCGGCCACATCTGGGTGCGTGACCGGTTCGGCATCCCTTCCGGGCCTGCCGCCCGTCCGCTACGCGCCGGGCCGTCCCGTGTGTTCATCCCGGCGAAGATCAGCGACAACCCGGGGTTGGACGAGCCCGAGTACCGCGAATCGTTGGCCGAACTGTCGGAGGCTTTGCGCGACCAGCTGATGGACGGCGACTGGGGCGCGTTCGAAGGCGCAGCGTTCACGATCACCGAAGACCACCTGATCGACCGGTTCGACCTCCTCGACGGCTACGAAAAGTTCGAGGCCGCCGACTACGGCCTCAACGGTGCGCCGTGGGCGCTCTGCGCAGTCGACTACGAAGGCAACGTGGTCTTCCACGACATGCTCTACGAGCACGACCTGTTGCCGTCCGACCTTGCAGCGTTGGTCGTCGAGAAGCGCAAAGCCGAGTGGGGCAACGGCCACCCGGCGTTCATGGACCCGTCCGTGTGGCACAGGACTGGTGCCCGCAACAAGTGGGGCGCCCCGGCCATGCTCGCGGATGAGTTCACCGACAACGGTGTCTCGGTCATCCCGGCGAACAACGACCCACGCGCTGGCCTGATCCGTGTCCGTGAACTCCTCGAGCTGGACCCGGAGCATCCGTTCCCGAACTGGCATCCGAGGGCAGGGCAGCCCGGGTCGCCTCGCGTGTTCTTCCACCGGGTCAGTTGCGGCCAGTTGGTTGAGGAGTTGCGGTCGGCGCCGTTGCAGCCGATCGACAAGCCGGACGGCGGCGAGAAGATCGACCCGACCTGGGAGTCACGGTACGGGCATGCGTGCGCGATGACCCGGTACGCCGTCATGACCCGGCCGCAGCCGTCAAAGGAACCCGAGCCCGTCCCGGATGACGAGCGTGAGGCGATGGCCCGGCGGATGCTCGAACGCGTCACATCCCGCAGTGAAGCGCAGTGGATCTAACCCCCTCTCTACCGCGAAGGAGAAACACCATGTCTGACCAGATCGTTGAGCCGCAGCCCGACCCTTTGGCTGCCGTAGCCGCCGATGCCGCGCCTGAGCCCCAGCTTGTCGAAGCCCCCGTGGTCGCAGCGCCCGATGCTGTCACCGAGCCTGCCGCTCCCGCCCTCGACGTTCCCGCGCAGCCCGACACGGCTCCGGCCGAGACCGCGGACATCCCCGCACCCGGTTCCCCGCGGTTCCTGATCGTCGTCCCTGTCGGTGCCGTCGTTACGAAGCCGGACTACGTCGATGTCGTCGAGCTTCGCGACGGCGCGCCGCAGAACCCGATCATCCACCACTTCTGGGGATAGAGGAATGCCCGGCTTCCAGTTGGTCGCGCATCCGCAGTTCTCACCGACCTCCTGTGTCACCTGCGGCGCGAACCGCGACGACATCGGGTTCATCGACCTGCTCGCCGACACGGCAACGATGGGGTTCGACAACGACGGCGTCCCGATCGACGACCCGCACGGTGTCAAGCCCACCATCGGGCACCTGTACCTGTGCGCCACCTGCCTGTTCCAGGCGGCGACCGCCGCCGGATGCGCCGAACCCGCCGCGAAAGCACTGACCGCCGCGCAGATCGAAACGCTTGAGGCGGAGAACGCATGGCTTGCAGCGGAGGTTGAGCGGGAGCAGCAGAACAAGCTCGTGTCGCTCGACGATGTTCGCAAGCTGATCGCGGCAGGAACGAACACGGCGAAGGCGTCGTGAGGATCAATGTGCAGGGCGGCACCAACGCCGGAGTCCGGCAGCCGCTCGCAGCCCGCCACGACCCGTGGCTGTGCCGGTGCGGCAGGGTGAACCAAGGGTTCGTCATCAGGTGTCTCAACACCGGCTGCAACGTCGCGAGGCCACGATGAGCATCGTCGTTGTCGCAGCGATCTTCGCTGTCGTCGTGCTCGCAATCGTCTCGACGTTCGCCCGTCTGCTCTCGCGGATGCAGCGCGAGCATGACCGCCGCACCGACCTGCTGGTCAACCAACTCTGCCATCTCGCAGGCCGCGACTGGCAGCCAGCACCGGCATCAGAGCCGTTCGTCGTCCCGGTCGCAGCTGTACCGGACGACGGCGACCGCCTGATCCTCGAAGAAGCCTAAAGGGGGCTGCCGTGTCGGCACTCGACTACGTCGTGTTCGACGACGGCAACCAGACGACCGTCGGCGGCGTCCTCGCCCCGTGGACGAAACGCAAAGACCAGGCGATCCAGGACCGCCGCCGCTACGAACGGCAGTGGCAGGTCAACATGCATATGGCCGCAGGCAACCAGCATTTGAAGTGGTCGCCGCGCGAAAACCGGGTGCTGATCCAGAAGGCCGACGACCGCGGCCGGCCGCTCGCGACCGCCGATGTGCTCGACCAGTACGCGAACACGGTGATCGGGAAGCTCGCCGCCGACGACTTCCGGCCCGAACTTTTGCTGCTGCATGACGACGCCGAAGCCGAGTTGTACGGCGACCAGGTGAACGAGGCGTTCGGGTGGGGCTGGGAGAACGAGTGGCGCGGCGACCAGAAGCTGTTGCAGGTGCTCCGCACGCTGGTCAAGGCGACCGGCTCATGTGCCGTCCGTTGCCGGTACGACCGGACGAAGGGCGCTCTGGTTGGTGATGTGCCGCACCGTGACGGCAAGCCGATCCTTGACCTGAACGAGCAGACCGCCCATGTCGTCGCGCAATATCAGGGCGGCCAGAGCGTCGACTGGCGCACGATCCGTGAAGGGCAGGTGTGCTGGGAGCTTCTTTCCGGTTGGAACCTGCTGCCGCCGCCGGGGATCGAAGACGCCGCCGATTTCCCGTGGGAGATCGTCGTCCGCCCCGTCGCACTCGAAACGCTCCGACTTCAGTACGGGGCGGTCGCGGACAACGTGTCCGAGGCCGACATGCAGGCGCTCGGCGTGCTCGGCATGAACGAAGCCGCCGCCTACCTCAAGTCGATCAACGAATCCCCCACCGTCGCCGGACACCTGAAAAACCATGCGCTTGTCTACACCGGCTATCTGAAGCCAACCCCGAAGTTCCCGAACGGCCAGACCGCAACGTTCACGCACGACAACGTGCTCCTCGATGTCGCGAACGAGCTTCCGTACGACGACGCCCCGTATGGGGCACGGTCAGGGCTCACCTACTTTCACTGGAACAAGCTGCCCGGCAGGTTTTGGTCAAGGGCGTTCATCGAGCCGGGGATCGAGCCGCAGAAGGTTCGGAACAAGCGCTTGACCCAGATCGGGGAAAGCATCGACCGCGGCCAGCCGAAGGTCTACGCCGTCCAAGGCGACCTGACCGAGATGCCGCGCGGCAACGTCCTCGAGGTGATCGAGCTTCGCAAAGGCGCATCACCGCCGATCGTCGACAACGGTGTCCCGGTCGGCGCGTGGATGAACAACGACGTTGCGATGCAGGACGAGAACGTCCAGAAGGCGCTGGGGTTGCAGCAGGTGTCGTTGGGCCAGTCGCCGTCAGGCGTGTCGGCTTACTCCGCCATGGCTTTGCTGACGGAGAACGACGCGTCCAAGTTGGACTGGATCGCGCAGGAGTTCAAGCTCGCGGTTGCCGACCTGTGCCGCGACACGCTGGAAGCGATGCGGCAGTGGCCTGCGCAGAAGCAGCTTCTTATCGCAGGCGACGACGACCGGTTGCAGGCCGTCGCGTTCAACGCCCGCGCAGCGATCCCGCCGCAGTACATGGTTCGTCCGGCGAAGGGCGGCACGCTGCCAAGGTCGCAGGCGGCTGAGGTGCAGAAGATCGCCGACCTGTGGAACGCCGCCGTCACCTGCGGCGCTGTCGCACAAGACCCGGTCACGTGGCTTGAGTGGTACAAGCGCTCCCTCGACGCCGGGGCTTGTGAAGACCTGCCGGACATGAACCAGACCGCGCAGCAGGCGCATAAGGCGGCGTTGGAGAACGTGTTGATGGCAAGGCTCGGTGAGCCGGTGCCGGTCGCGGAATACGACAACGCACAGATCCACGTTCCTGTGCATCGAGAGAAGCAGGGCGAGTTGCAGCAGGCCGCGATGTACGGCGACCAGCAGGCCGCCGTTGCCGTCCAGGCGATCGAACAGCACGTTCAGTGGCACCTTGGGCAGGCCGAAGCGAACGCCGCCTCGACTGGCCCCCAGTCGCCCGCGCCGGGCGGTCAGGATGTTCAGCAGCAGGCTTACGACAACGCGCGCGCGGTCCAGTACGAAAACCAGGTGTTGTCTCCGCGCGCGCCGCGCGTCACCGCCTAACCCCTTCAACGAAGGAACAACGCTCATGCCGACACCATCCGGTTCGATCGCAGGCGCCGCCAACTTCGAATACGGCGCCGTCGTCTCCCAGTCCGCCGCATCCGCCGGTGTCACGAGCGGCGACCAGCAGAACCCGACGTTCCGCGGCATCAAAGTCGTCGTGAACATCACCGCGATCTCGGGCACAACCCCGACGCTGACCGTCACGTTGCAGGGCAAGGACTTGGCCTCCGGCACCTACTACACGTTGCTTGCGTCTGCGGCGTTGAACGCAACCGGTCAGACGGTGCTCACTGTCTACCCCGGTTTGACCGCGTCGGCGAACGTGACCGCGAACGACATCGTTCCGCGCACCTTCCACATCGTGGCCGCCATCGGCGGCACAACCCCGTCGGTGACCTACACCGTCGGTGTCTGCGGGGTGGTCTAGATGGCCGACAAAGCACCGTACGGCGATGTCGCGTACGCCGACCCTGGCTATCAGCCGGACGGCAAGAAACGTTATCCGCTCGACACTGAACAGCACGTCCGTGCCGCCGCCTCCTACTTTGGCCGGCCGTCGAACCGCGACCGGTACACGAGCCAGCAGCAACGCCACATCGACAAGGCGATCAAGGCTGCGGAAAGCAAGTTCGGTGTCGACCGTGGCTCCTACCGGCAGGTCATCGACCAGCACTCCTAAACGTTCTTGCACCGCCAGTAACTAGCCCTAGCGATCTCTCGGACTCTTTCGGGATTGCGCGCGTAATGGTCGGCCGCGCGGATGCGTTGGCAAGCGCGGCACACACGCGCTCCCGAAGTAAGCACAAGGAGGTTGGTGCCCGCGAACTCGTGGCCGCGTTTGCAGTGTGTCTTTCGGCGATTGACAATCCCAGCTGCATCGCTTCGCTCGAGATTTACGGCTGGCGCGACGGCTTCAAGGTGGCCTGGGTTGATGCAGCTCCGGTTCTTGCACAGATGGTCGATCTCGAACCCTTGTGGGATCTCGCCAACGAACTCTGTGTAGGCGACGCGGTGGGCGAGCAGCGTCCGCCGCGTGCCGTCTGAGCGGCTTCCCACGGTAATGCGGCCGTAACCGCTCTTCGATCCCCGCGCTCCCTGCCATTCCCAGCAGCCTTCGGCTGTCTCTTCCACGCGTTCCACCAGACGCTCTGAAATAGGACGCGCCTGGTCGGGTCTCATCACACAATTCTATCAGGAGTTACAGCCATGTCGGTAACACTCACCAACATCAAAAGGGTCGTCGCCGGGAACAGCCTCCGCGTTTGCGGGACAGTCACCGGCCCCGCGTCGTACACGACCGGCGGCGAAACGCTGACCGCAACCCAGATCCGGCAGTTGACCGGAAACCAGTCGGCGACATCGCTCGCCTCGGTGTTCTCGTTCGACCCCGACTCGTCGGAT